GCCGAAGCCGCCCTTCCCAGTTTTTTTCAGTACCGTTTATGCAAGGATGTTTGTTACCTTGAAGATACGGAAGTACTGGTTAGCACGGTTTGTACCAGTGTCGTTACCAGGTGTTGCACCAACGAATGGGTTAGCAACCATACCGTAACGAGTCTTAAACCCGATACGAGGCTGGAAGTCGCTCTCACCAACAGCACGAACCATTGTCAATGGAACGTATGGGCAATAGAACATACCTGCGTCATATGGGTTGGTACCGCGGTAGCCAACGTTGATGTAATCAACAGATGCATATGGGTCAATGTAGACTTTCATGCGGCCGTTAAGAACACCAGCGAATGTGTTGCCTGTGTCATCAACATTCAAGTTTGTTGAAAGAGCTGGGCTGTAATCAAGCATACCAGAAGCAGCCAGGGCAGAAGCAACATCTGAAGAACAGATGATGAAGTTACCTTTACCACGACGGGTTTCTTTAGCGATTGTGTTAGCTTCACGATCGAGCTGAACAATCAGACCCTTGAACTTCTCAACTGACCAACGGCCATCTGCATCAGATGAAACGTTGAATGTACCAGCAGAAGCAACGTTAGAAGTCTGAGCACCGAGCTTAGCTTTCGAGTTGATTGTGCGGATAACTTCGCGGTTGATTTCAGCAAGGATTTCAGCTGACAGAATGTTTGCCAACTCGCCTTCAGCATCCAAACCATGGATAGCTTTAAGGTCTTGAGCCAGCTCCATTGTGTATTCAGCTTTAAGCGCACGAGACTTTGCAGTCACGGTTGCTTTTTCAATGCTGAATGCCATCTCACCGAAGCTACCGCCACCAGATGTGCCAAGTGCTTCAGCGTCAGCTGTTGCCATACCTGTACCAACGCCGAATGTATCTTCGACATCGTCAGAGTTGGCATCTGTACCTGGGAGCGAAGAAGAATCCGCGCCGTGAGTACCTGTACCAGAGAAGTCTGTATCAGCTTCGTTGAACAGAGCTTCTGTACCGCCCTGTGTGCTGTACTTGGACTTCATTGCGAAGATCAAGCCAGTTGGGCCAGTCATTGGCTGAACGCCTGCGATATCGTAAGCGATCAGGTTTGGCATTGCACGACGAACGAGGGAGATAAGAATTGGGTCCCAGTTGTCGACGTTTGAGCCAGTTGCGTTAGCAGCAACTTCGTTCAATTGATACGCAGCATTGCCACGCTCTTCGCGAAGTGCCTTCTCTTGGTTTTCAAGAACAACGGCAGTTACCGCTTTACGATACTTGTCGTTGATTTCTGGAAGATCAGAGTGCTCCAAAATAGGAGCCCACTTATCTTTAAGTTTATCAGATCCAAACATTTTAGATCACTCCTTATTTAAGTGTGTTTTTAATTGCGTTAACATATGCGTTCATCAGTGGCGAAGATGGCAACTCTTGATCATTTTCATCAGTTACTTCTTCAGCTGTTTCCTCTGTAACAACAGGCTTTTCAGCGCGGAAGTACGATTCTTTGATCGTAGCAATCTTAGCAATGAAAGATTTCGCATCTTCAAAGTCTACATTTTCAGCAAGCGATGTAAGTTTCTCTTGCTGAGCAACAGTTAGACCTACACAGGCTTCCTTGATGATTGCTTCGCGATTAGCTTTAGCAAGTTCTTCAGCAAGATCCATGTTGTCTTTTACTGTTTTGTTAAGTTTACCCTCAAGCTCTTCGACTTGCTCAGAAAGCTGATCTACAAGATCAACCTTTGATTCTGGAACTTGAATATAGTTCTCAACAAATACGTCTTTCAGGGCTGACATGAAACCTTCTGCAATTTCAGTCCGAAGACCTCTTTCAACTGCAACTTTATTTTCTTCCATCCACTGTTCTACGACGTAGTTTAGGTAGCTGTCTACTTTTTCTACGAGATCAGTTTTGATCTCTTCTTTTGCTTCTGCAAGGTCGGCTGTGTATTGCTCTTCGATGCGATTTACTTCTCTTGCCAATTTAGACTTGAGAGCTGCTTCAAAGATAACACCAGCTTTTTCGCGGAAACCTTCAGAAAGAGTAGCTTCGTCAGAAACCAATGCGTCTAAGTCATCAGAGAATGTATCTTCTTCGATGATCTCTTCTTCACTTTCGGTTTCTTCCATTTTGACATTACCCTGAGGGGTTGGCTCGTCTTTAGCATCCTTATCGCCTTTACGCTTTTTGGCTGCCTTGACGTCCGAGGCTTTATCAACTGAATCGACAGACTTCTTCTCTTCATCAGGAAG